GGTCGCACCGATGGTTTGGATGTACTACAAAGACCCGATCAAGGGAGCCTTCTCTGACTCCATGGTTGATGTTGTCTATCGTCTTCAAAAAATGATAGATGATCTAACCTACAAGATTTCTGTGGCCGCTGAACTGTCACCTGCCAATCTGATATTCGTTCCACGAGGGGCTGACATTAAGACTTCAATGATCGGATCAGCCAAGATCGGTGACATATTTGAATACAATATGGCTGTGTCTGGTGGAAACCCCATCACTGTTGCCACTCCCCCTGTCATTGATCCGTCCTATTTGCAGTTGCTTGAAATGTTTGAGCAGAAAGCCTACAACATGGTTGGCGTCAGCCAGTTGTCTGCACAGAGCAAGAAGCCCAGTGGACTCAACTCTGGTGTGGCTCTTCAGACGCTTGAAGACGTAGAGTCTGAACGACACAACGTCCTTCTCTCAACCTACATCCATTTTGTACAGGCTCTTGCCGAGCGCATGATCGAAGTTATGCCAGAGGATGCAGATGTACTTCCACGCCGTCGATCCCGTTCTGCTATTACTTGGAAGGATATTAAGAAGGAACGGGAAATGTTCAACATTCAGTTCTCTGCTTCTTCTTCTCTGTCTAAAGACCCGAAGGTTAAGATGGAACAGATTGAAAAGCTCATTGGCATGAAGATTATTGATCCTTCACTTGCCGCAACTCTCTTGGAAATGCCTGATCTTGAGAACGCCTACTCCATTGCTACTGCCGCTCATGATATGAACGAAAAGATTATCGAACGTGTTATTGAGGATGGCCCCGATCCAAAGACTGGCATGTTCTATTTCTATGAGGGAACCAACATTCAGGCTCTCTTTGGACAGGCTATGAATACTCTCATGAGGCTTGATGCCAATGATGAAAAGCCAGAAGTATTGCAGAATCTTACTGCCTTTATTGCCCAGCTTAAAGACATGATGGATGAGATCAATGCGGCCCTTCAACCGCCCCCTCCTCCACCTGCCCCAGAGCAAGGGCCACCGCCACCTGAACAACCTCCCATGTAAAAATGGGTGTCAAAAAACTGAAACTATATATAAGGAGAAATAACATGAACGAAATGCATTCAGATGAACAGGCCGATGTACAACTCATTTGTCAGGTTCTTAATGAGGAACTGGAACCGGTTATCACGGTTATCAAGAATATCCTCGACAAGATTACGGCCATGGACGATGAGCTTGATGGACTTGCCAAGGTCGTCAATGAAGAGATTCTTGGTGGTATCATCAATCTCTACAACACCAAGGAACGCATGTCTGGCATCAGTTCACTTTCTGAGAAGTATGGTTCCCTCATGGGTCCATACAAGGATTTCTATTCCGAGCTTTCCGAGGGCAAGGACATCTACGAAGAGCTTTACAACGAGCTTGAGGAGTTTAAGCAGTCAGCGGAATCCGTTGACGACTCTGCCGTAGATGCCAAGGTTCAGGAGCTTGCAAACATGCTCAAGGCAAAGTTTGAGAAGGTTCGTGGAATGAGCGTCGGAGAAGAGAAACCCGTGGCCGTTGAAGTCGAGATCGAGAAATCCAGTGAAGCCGAAGCCCCGAAGGCCGATGAGCTTATCGACAAGATTCGCAAGATGAAGTCTCGCGCTGGCGATGTCAAGTTCTAATGTGTTGGGCGTTGCCCAACCCGAAAAATAAAATCTTTTTCTAATAAGGAGAAATAAATGGCTGTTACTTCTGACAGTGCCGTTCTTACAGTGTTCAAAGAGTGGTAAACCGTCGATCTGCCTCTCTATAATAAAACTGGGTGAACTGCTGGAAAAGCGTCAAAACGAGCATATTTATTGTTATGATGGGACCAAAACCGTATAAACCAACAGACAGTAGATATGAATATGTCAAGGTGAAGATAGGTGGAGCTTGGAAAAAGGTTTTATATCATAGATGGCTATGGGAACAGGCTTATGGCAAAATACCTGCTGGAATGCAGGTACACCATAAGGATGAAAACCCAACCAACAATGATATAGACAATCTGGAAGTGGTGGATGCATTTGAGCACAACTCAATGCATCATCTTGGGAATAAATACCCAAGTAGAAAACCACATGGGCCAGAACCAAACAGGAAGGCGTGGACAACTCGAAAAGCTCGATCAGCATCCAAGCACAACGAAACCAATAAGAGTAGTTGTGAAGGTTCAACGACTAACGGGTGAGGATGGTAACCAATAATCCCGACACGAGCGCCCAGCATCGTGAAAGCGATGATGATATAGTCTGATCATACGGGATGACAAACCGTATGAAGTAGGGGATAAAGAGCCTCTACGATAACATAATGACACCGACAAGGAGATGGAGTCTGTCCTTTGGAGGGCAAGCCCCGTTCTTCGTGACATCAAGAAAAACCGCGTTGGTGGAAAAACCTACAACTTCGCGGCTAACTATGGCTCTGGTGGAGCTTGTGCTGGTGATGCTACCATCGCCGCTACCAATGCCGCCAGTGGAACTTCAAAGTCCGTTCAGTTCGCCGTTACCCCCGGCCAACTCTTTTCCATTTTCAACGTGGGTGCTCAGGAAGTTCTCGCGTCTGAGAATATCCGTGGAGCGTTTGTTCCTGTTCCTGTCGTAAAGATGTACGATGGTACAGCCGCCTTTAGGCGCTTGTTTGCCACCGCTCTCTATGGTATGGGATTTGGTGAAGTCGGACAGGTTGGTGCTAATGCTGGCACCATCACTCAGGGTACTGCTAATACCATCGACTTCGTTGAGTTCTCTCTCGTTGTCAAGCTCGACATTGGTTCTCAGTTCATCGTGACGAATGGTGCTCTTCCCTCCTCGAACCTCCGCACTCTCGTTTGCACCGTCACCGCCATCAATGGAACTTCCGTTACCTTCAATGCCGCCGCTGGTGCCAATGAGACTTGGGCCGCTACTGACTGGGTAGAGATTTATGGTTGCCGCTCTGGTGCCACACCTCTTCTTCCTGTTGGTCTTACTGGCTGGCTCCCAACCATCGCTGGACGCTCTGGTGGAACTTGGACTACCTACATTGGCACGAGCTTCTTCGGCGTTGATCGCTCTGTGTTCCCTGATCGCTTGGCTGGTAACTACGTTGTTCGTAACACTGCTGGTTCTGAAAAATATGTTGACTGTATTGTTCGCGCTGTGAAGGCCGTTCGTAATGCCGGTGGAAATCCTCAGTGGCTCGTCATCAATCCTGATGACTACAACAAGGTGATCACCGAAGTCAACGCCCAGACCACCTATTTCCAGCAAACAGATATGGGTAAGGCAAAGGGAAAGAGCAACGAGTTCGTCCGTGGTTTGAATAACATGAAGTATGCCTTCAATACCTCTTGGGTTGACAAGGTTTACGATGATCCGTTCTGCCCACGCTTCACCGCCTACATTATCGATGAGGAAACCATCGAGTTCGCCATGCTCACGAACGGTGACACCCCGGTTAATGATGGCATTTCTGCCAACAACCCCGGAGTTCAGGCTGTTAATGGCGTCAGCACTCCTGATGTCAAGAACACCTACGCCTTCATCTTCGATGACTACATCACTGTCCAGCCCGGAAGCCTCGCTTCTTCTGGCCCAGTGTCTCAGGTCATCCTTCAGCTTTACGGTTCGTTCGCATTGCGGGCACCCGGAAAAAATGCCGTAATAAATTTCGTTTCGTAGCTGATATAAAAAATGTTTCTTCGGGAGAGCCCTTTCTACAGAGGGCTCTCCTCTTTTTTTGTATTCGCGAACACTATATTGCAACTATATACAATGAAATCCTAAGCACAGGAGAATACGCATGCTTGCAACAGATATTATCAAACGCGCCCGCTCGCTTTCTGATACTCCAAACTCACTCTTCATCTCAACCTCAGATGAACAGCAGTCTCTTTATGAATCTTGGAAAGACATTTATTCCAAGATCACTGACTCATCTGACGACTATTTTCTCATTGAAATCTTCCTTGACATGTCTACCGCTGTCCAGCTTGGAACCAACGAATGGGAGATTACCGTTCCCGCAGATGTCTACAAGATTCGTTTTGTAAACTACCGGGACACGACTGGTGGCTGGACAAACATGTACAAGTTTGCTACCGATAGTCGGAACAGGTTGTCAGGATCACCGAAGTACCGATGGCGGGCCAACAAACTCTGGGTTACTGGTTCCACTCTTCCTTCGGCCATCAGGCTCGAATACTACCCAGCCCCTATCGTTCCATCCATTCCTGAGCCGGATTGGAACTACTGTCTTTCTCTTGCCCAGTATGACAAGACGAATGTATCAAGCCCCAACTACTTCTCAGTCATCAATCCAAACAACTCAGACAATACCGACTATCTCATCTACATTTTTGCCGGAACTACTATCAAGGTGGAGTCAGCCACACTCAACTCAACCACCACTCTCTATACCTCTACTGGACTTTCCAATGTCATTTATAATCTTGGATACATTTACTACCTAAAAGGGGGTGACATATTCCGAGCCACTACCAATCTTCAGTCTACTATCGTTCCCGCCGCCATTACGTCTGTAGGAAATATCACAACCTTCTCTATCTCGAAAGGAAAAATATATTTTTCTGACGCGACAGACACCTATCAGTGTAATCTTGATGGTTCCACTCCCGTTGTTTTGTATGCCTACACCACGAAAGGTGTGAATGTTACTGACACTGGCATCTACTACATCAAGGATTCAGACGGACTGATCTACAACAATGCCGTATCGCTTGGCATATTGGCTGATCAAATCTCTGGCGATGGAACCAACTACTACTATCTCGACTCTGCTGGTGTGGTTCACAAGAATGCAGACACAGTTTTGGCACTCAATGTGTCCTACATTGGCCAACCATCTAATGGCTTCATTGCTCTCATCAATGATCAGCTTGAAGTCAAGGCTGTTTCTACCACTGATGACACGGATTTCATCTATCCGATCAACGAAGCCAATGAGATTATGGCCTACCAGTGTGCTATCGACTTCAGGCGCAAGCAAAATGGAGACTTGACTGCACTTTTGGCCCGTTTGGCTGAGATTTGGGACAGGTTCTTTGACGTTTTGAAGAGAGATGAAGGACTTCCAGAGCGTAGGGCTCGGGATTGTCCGTTTTTCAACTATTAGGAGATGAAATGATAACTGCATATACGAGTGGAAAATATAAGATTCCATTTTATGTTGATGATGTAGATGCTTGGGTGTTAGATTACAACTGGGGGGCCTTATATTCAAAAGGAAAGCTGAAGTGCATAAGGAGGGGTGAGAGAAAATCTGGAATATATTCACATCATTTTCTTCATCGAGATATTGCGAATCCAGATAAAGATATGCAGGTTGATCATATTGATAAAAATCCTGCAAACAACTGTAGAAACAACCTGAGAATATGCACAAATGCTGAAAACAGCAGAAATAGATCAGGTCACAACACTCTAAAAAAGAAAGGAGTGTATAAAAGCAAATATGGTAAGTATATTTCATTGATAACTATCAATGGTATTAGAAAATATCTTGGCATATATGAAAAAGCCGAAGATGCACACATCGCTTACTGCGAGGCCGCGAAAAAATATCATGGCGAATTCGCAAGTTTTGACTAAAAGAGGAAAAACATGGACGATACCGCAAAGTTTGAAGTTAATATCCGAAACTCCATCAATACTGACACTATTGAGCAAGACTTCAAGTCTTTTGAAGATGCCTCTGCTCCAATGCTTGTAAATACTGGTATAGAGCGAGATGGTGGAGTAACCAACCTCTATGAAACTGAAAATACCTACTCTGAGGCTGGACAATATGTTATTACTGAAGATGGCAAAACTATTTCCATTGTAAACTCATCCACACCTGACTATAAAACCATCAAGATTGATGGCAAATCCATCGGACAGGCCAGTTCCTACGGAGTGGAATATCAGTTTGCCGTTGAAGGTGTTGAAGATGTCTTCTTGGATTCTTCTTCCTATGTCACTTGCACTTTGATCGACAATGTGATCACGGTGTCTGAATACGACTATACCCAGACGCTTTTGAATACTCGTCAGGTAACCTTCACCAATCTCTCTGATGTCCTCAAGTTTTATACCTCACTCTCATTCGTCAGATATAATGGAATGAAATATGCAGACAGTTTGGAGTGGGCACTCAGGCTCGGAGATCAGGTTGTCATCTTGAAAGAGTCTGACACTGGTGTTACCATTGCCAAGGCTTTGCAGTCTACCACCGCTCTCGGATCATCTGCCATTAACGCTTCTATCGTCTACAACAACCAACTCATCGTAGCCGGTGTTTCAGGCAAGGTTGCTTCGTTCGACGGCTCTGCTTGGAAAAACTTTGACGGTTCTGGAACCGGAACTGGTATTTTCAACTCTGGTGATGCCACGCTCGGTGTCGTTGGATCAAATAACATCAACTGTCTTGCCAACTATTCATATGGTGGCGTCAGCTATCTCGTGGTTGGCGGAGCTTCTGGCCGTATTGGTTCTTACAACGGAACCTCTTGGATTATCTGGTCCTCTGGTGGAGTGGTATCCAATAATGCAACTGTCATCTCTACCGACAATGTGACTGCCATGTTGCAGGTTGGAGAATACCTCATTATTGCCGGTAGTGCTGGTAAGATTGGTTCTTGGAATGGACGCACTGCCGCCTTTGTGAACTACAATGTTGCCGGTGTATCCGACAATGCAACCCTCATTGGAGCAGTCTCCATCAACGCCATGACTGTTTGGACTGATCCAGATGGTTATCCGACTCTCGTTGTGGCCGGTGCTGGTGGTAAGGTTGGATCAATGAAGATTACTGGTGGTGTGAACTGGGCAAACGTATCTTCTCCATTCTATACACTTAAAGCATCATTTGGAAATGGTAAGTTTGTAATGCTACAGACAAACACAAGAAATATATATTCTTCGTTAGATGGTGTTTCTTTTTCAATAATATCTCAACTTCCATCAATAATATCAACATCAAATACACGAATAAATTTTGGTAATGGGTTATTTATTGCATTTTCTTCAAATGATAGAGATTTTGCTACTTCACCAGATGGTATCACTTGGACAACATATTCATATCCTGTTGAATACTCAACAGGATATTCTTTTGGAGATTATGGTAATGGAATTTATCTTTTCCAAAACGGAACCAATATATTATATACTTCAGATTTTGTAGATTGGAATAGTTCAACCATTGTGTCAACAGATAGCTTTAGCCCAGCAACATATGGAAACGGATTATGGGTATCTGCGGATTCAACAAATAATACAAATGCCTGTGCTACTTCGCCAGATGGTATTACATGGACAGTCAGAACAATGGCATATACCGCACAACTTACAAAACCAGTATATGCCAACAACATCTGGATTTCTCCGAGTGCCAATATAAACTTTTGTTATACATCGCCAGATGGTATTACATGGACACAAAGAACAATGCCATCAAATTATGACTGGTCTTCTTGTGTTTGGGCTAATGGGCTATTTGTTATGGCTAAAAATAGCACAACATCTATTGCAACTTCACCAGATGGTATTACATGGACAGCCAGAACATCAACCACAAATGTTAATCTTAACTTTGGATTGGCATATGGTAATGGAGTTGTGTTGCAATATGCAATTAGTGGCACTGGAACACTGTCAATGTCATATTCACAATCTGACCAATCCACCAAATCCATCTTCTCTGTCGCCTCAACCCCGGCCTACCCAACCAACAATGCAACTGTCATCGGAGCCAATGCCATCAATGCAATGACTGTTTTCGACTCACAGTTAGTCGTTGCTGGTGACGGAGGAAGGGTCGGATCGTTTGGAGGATATGGCTGGGCCAACTATAACCAGACGACTGCTAATATGTTGCAGACGGTGGTGAAAGCGGATGGTTCTCCGGGTTCTATTGGCTGGCTATCTGTCACCTATGGCAATGGACTCTTTGTTGCTGTTGCAAATACAACATCAACAACTGCCGGAATAGCAACCTCACCAGATGGAAACATTTGGACATTCCAAACTACAACTGCTCCGGGCGGTGGATGGAGATCAGTCACTTATGGTAATGGTCTCTTTGTGGCTTTAGCACAAACAAACTCCACCACTGCCGGAATAGCAACCTCACCAGATGGAAACATTTGGACATTCCAAACTACAACTGCTCCGGGTGGTAGCTGGTATTCTATAACTTACGGCAATGGACTTTTTGTGGCTGTTGCTTTTACAACATCAACAACTGCTGGAATAGCAACCAGTCCAGATGGCATTACTTGGACATTTAGGACAACCACTGCTCCGGGTGGAAACTGGCTATCTGTCACCTACGGTAATGGACTTTTTGTGGCTGTTGCTTTTACAACATCAACAACTGCCGGAATAGCAACCTCACCAGATGGAAACA